TACATGACACTCAGTCTAAAAAACCAGGTAAGTCTATTAGTTTAGGTAAAGAAAAACCAGGTAAACATCCACAAGGATCTGGTCAAACTGGAGAAAAGAGAACTAGAGGTTCTAAACTATCCAAATCATCCAACAAAGATAGGAACATGCATTATGGAAATTAATTATGATGACTCCAATTGGAGAGAAGAGTACAAAGGTTATACCTCTAGTAGGTATCAGTTAGATCTTCTTGAGAATGGTCCCAAAAGTCTCTCTCAATCATGGATGATGGGTGCGATGTATAATAAGTGGAAGAAGATAAAAGGGTATAAGGAACCCGAACCACCTAACTGCCAATCATCGTTCAAAGAATTTAACAGTAAGTTTCAGGATAAATAGTCTGGTATAGTATAATCTATTACCATGCGGTTTGGAAATTTTATAGAGCAAGCTGAACAGGAACAAGAAGATCCTAAAGCCAAAAGATTAAAAATGATCAAGAGGCAGGTCTTGCAGAAGAAAGTACAAGCTGTTAGGCAAGGTGCTGGTGAGGACATTGTTGCGTCCCATGAACCAGAAGGTAAACTAGTAGAGCATCATCAAAAAGATAAGGATGGTAAAGTTATAGAGCATGATGATGAAGCACCAGGCACACCTTCTTCTGTTGAGGAAGAACTTTCTAGAAGAAGTAAACCATCTGCTAAAGCAAAGATGGCAAAGTTGGATGCAGTATTAAAGCGTAGAGAAGAAAGAAAGATAGCAGAAAAGGAAGCACTTAAGACTGAAGGGTGGTTAGGTAAGAAGAAGAAACCAGAAAGAAAAGCACAAAAAGCACAGGATGCAGGTGCTAGATTAAGGAGAAAAGTACAAAGAAGAGAGTATGCTGATAAGATATCAGGTAGTGAGGATAATGTACCTGATGATCTAAGGGATCATGTTGAACTTGGTGAAGCAACATATCCAAGTGACTTTAAAAAAGGTTCTCCTGTTGCTACTAAGAAAAAAGGCAGACCTAATGCACAAGGTCCAGAAAATGGTAAGAAAGAAATTGATGAAGGTCTTGCTGGTAGAGTAGCAAAAGCAGCTGCAAAAGGTGCTGGTAAAGCAGTTGGGTTTGCTGCTAAAGCATTGGCTCAAAATATTGATCAGACTACTAAGTCATTGAGTAATCCTGACATGAAGCCTAAGATTGATATGAGTAGTAAGAAAAAGGAAAGTGGTGCTAGTGCTGCTAAGACACAAGCAGATAAAGCACAAAAGGCAAGACTAGAAGCTAGAAAAAAAGCAATCAAAAAGATTAAGGATGATAGGAGAGAAAGAGCAAGTAAGATAATGACTGCAGATAAGGCTGCTAATAAGGTTAAGAAAGAGGCAGAAGACAAGAAGTTTAAAGCAGATTCAGGTAAACCAATTGTTGCTGAGTTTGTTAATAACTTATGGGAAGCTTCTAAGAAGTGTTCTAAGTGTGGTAAAGTTTATACAGGAAAGAGTTGTTCTTGCTGTAGATAAATAAGCCAGCGACATAAGAATTATGAAATGGAACCGACTGGTGAAAGAGGTTATGAAAACCCCTGGACCTATAAAGGTGCAACTTTTACTTCTGATGACATTGACGGCCAGTTCGGTTTTGTCTACAGGATTACAAATTTACAAACTGGCAAGCAGTACATCGGACGGAAGTACTTCCAGCAGCATCGAAAGCTTAGAGGTAGCAGACGCAAACGGACGAGCGAAAGTAACTGGAAAACATACTACGGAAGTTCTAAAGAACTTACAGAAGACAGGAAACTTCTGGGGAATAACATCTTCAAACGAGAGATCCTCAGCCTCCAACCAACAGCAGGAAAAGTAAACTTTGAAGAGACGAGACAGTTGTTTCTTAACAATGTCCTGACAGAAAGGTTGACGGATAACACACCTGCCTATTATAATAGCAACATCCTAGGACGGTACTACCGTAAGGACTATTTTGATTCATAATACATTTCTATCACATTTCCATACAATAATAGATCCTCCTAATAAGGAAGAGCTATTGGATGTTTGTGAGAATGGAGAATTGCATGAAGATCAACACTTTCCTTGGAAACAAGACTGTGAAGTAACTCTAAATAGGATATCGTTGGCCAGCATGAGTCAACAAGTACTTGGTCCTTCAATCCGTTTATTCTTTAAAGAGTTGGAGACTGTTGAACCATGTCGTATTATAATGTGTGATGCTTGGAGAAATACTTATAACAAAGGAGATTTCCAAGAAGTTCATGATCACTTACCACATCATTTGTCTGGAGTTATATTCCTAGATGATTATGAAGATGGTTTTGCTAGATTCTATTTCCATAATAGACATCATTCTGAATGGTCTGAACAGTTAAGTGAATTACTTGATCTTAATAGTCGTTTTCATGTAGACGGCAAGAGAGGACAAGTATTATTTTTTCCATCACATATGATGCATGGAGTGGGAATCCATAGATCTGATAAACAAAGAAGAACTGTATCATTTAATATAGCCCTAGAATTAACCGATTTTACTAACGACTATTCATGAAAATCTTTTTAGATACTGCTGATGCAGAAGTAATCCGTAAACATTTTGGTACGGGTTTAATTGACGGTGTTACCACAAATCCTACTCTGATTCTGAAGAGTGGTAGAGATCCTGAAGAGGATTATCAAGAGATTAAGGATATAGGTGTAGAAGATATCAGTATGGAGGTTGTAACCGATGAGGTTTCTGTCTTTGTTGCTGAAGGTAAAAGACTTCATGAGAAGTATGGTGATGTATGTACTGTTAAAGTACCATGTACAGTTGAAGGACTTAAGGCATGTAAGAGATTAACTGATGCGGGTATCAAAGTAAATGTAACTCTTATCTTCTCACAAGTACAAGCAATTCTTGCTGCTAAAGCAGGTGCTACATATGTTTCACCATTTGTAGGACGTGTAGATGACAATTCATTTGGTGGTCTATGCCTGGTTAAAGACATTGCTAAGGTATTCCGTGAGCATATGGTAAGAACTGAAGTCTTAGCAGCATCTCTGAGAGGTGTTAGAGATGTTGGTAGAGCATTTGAATATGGTGCAGACATTGTTACTATGCCAGTAGGTGTCTTTGAGAAATGTTATAATCATATTCTCACTGATAAAGGTTTAGAACTGTTTAATAATGATTGGCAGTCCGTTAAAGCGTTAAACAATGCGAATCCATCTTTGGTATAGTAGAGACTTAAAGGTTTGGCGTTGGTGTATCACTGACCGTGACCCTAATTTCCTTAAGGGAGATAGGCAACATACTGGTGAAGAGAAAGAATTGGATGATGCATTAGCAAAAATTAAAGAAATATCCACAAAATGGGTAGGAACAGAAGAACCCAATGCAGGTTGGTTTGGAGCTTAGAAAAATGGTAAGAGTAAGATGCCGTTCATGCGGCAAAGAGGTGGAAGGACATTCTCACCAGACAAAATCTTGTGGTTGTCCTAATATGACCACTGTTACAGGAGATAATATTTCAGCACGTGATATGTCAAAGGTGGTGATGTTGAATAGTGTTGTAAGAAAGGAGAAGGATTCCCTTACTCCTCAGGATTTGGAATGGCAAGAGCAGAGAAGGAAGAGAAAAGTTAGAAAACTTGACTTTGAGGTGCGATAATCTAAAGAGACTATTAAGATTATAGATAATTATACGAGACTATGTTATAGTTTCAAGACATCCACCACCAGAACCCATGATTAACCTCGACCAGAAGTATGAGTCTTACGTAAGAAATGGAGAAAAAAAGTTACGGATAGATGGCATACAAGAGAGGGTCAGGGGTTATGGATACACTGATAATGGTAAGGATATTGATGGATATTATTTGATTACAGACAATTATACTTTATTTTATAATAGAGATGAACAATTTCTAAGAATGGAGGCTCTAGCAGCAATTAAATGATCTATGTAATTGATGATGCAACTTCTCTTGAGCAGAATAAAATTTTTGAAGAGGAGTTTGATAATACTGAGTTAGAATCTATACCTGCTACAGTACCTCATTTTAATCCTGAAGGATATCATCATAGTAAATATGAGAAAGATATTCCTTGTCAAACTTTTGTGTTTGATAGGGATCAGGATAAGTTTGTAAAAAATATAGAAGTGTTTGCTCCTGTCATTAGAGCAATGATTCCTACATTAGGGGATGTTAATGTAGTGGCTTCTAGATTTAATTTGGTTAATCAACCTAGTTCTAAAAATCATACTCCTTTCCATAGAGATTTTTTAAATGATCATTGGGTAGGAGTTTATTATATTAATGATGCAGTAGGAGATACTATTGTATTTGATGATGGAGAGGCCAAATACACTAGTCCTAAGAAAGATCGGTTACTATTTTTTCCAGGACAATTTCATGCAATAGATTTGTTAAAAGAGATTGATAATAGAAAGGTTTATAATTTTGCATTTACAATAAAAAACCCCTGAGGTTTCAGGGGTTTAAGCGTACTATTAAATTTTGCTAAGGTGGATGAGGGTGTGAATATATCCTAGTCAGTTTCATAGTAAGACCTCCTTACAGATACGTTTACAACTTGAGGTGTCATCTTCGCATTCAATCAAGCATTCGTAATAGTCATTGATTTTAGCGTCTTGTTCGTTGAACTGAAATCCTTCTTCTGCGTGACTATTCCATCCTGCAAGTTGATTGTAAGAAACAAACATGATTTTTAAAACCTCCAAATAGACTTAACTAGACCCCATAATAAAGCAGTTTGGTTTCATCTTGTTCCTCCTTTTCTTTCCCTATACTATATAGCATATTTGTGTGCTTTTGACAACAAAAAGGTTACATTTTTTAAACGGGTAAATATACTTGTAAGTAATTACCTAGTAAAATGAAAAAGTATTTCGACAAAGTTGTTGATTGGGATAGAAACCTTGCTAAGAAATTTCAGGATAAGTTTAACTTAACTGATTATCAAATGCTTTGTGTTTCATTTGCTAAAGGTTTTGTAATCGGTGCAATACTCCTCTGATATAATATGGTCAATCAATATCATGATTGGTATTCTGTTAGTAGCAGTATCAATTGTGATATATTGGATCTTTAAGTACGATGATTGGTATCCAAATGAAGTATCTCACGATTCCATTGTTGATGACACTGACGATGTGCACAGCTCCAGTGACTCACCCGTCTCAAGCGATGGAAGTGGAACAGCAACAACCTTATGATGGTATGTTACCGGATAATTCACAGACAATTAATAATTGGATACAGCATATGAAGCGGTGGGAATTAGATCAGAAGATGAGGGATCCCGATTTCGATATAAATAGAGCACTTGAGGAATTTTTCAATGGGAGCGATGACCCCACCGAGCAGGAAGAGCTGCTACAATTTCAGAGTAGTGAAGATTAATCGTGTTGTTGACGGCGATACTATTGATGTCACCATTGATCTTGGGTTTGACTTATACAAG